GAAGATCATCCCGAATTTGCGAATGACCTTGTAGCCTTCGGGTTGCAAGCCACTGGACTGATCGAAATTGGTGGATTGGTGCTGTGTAAGACTACGGTTGAAAATGCTAAGGCACGGAAAGCGTATTACGAAAACCAGACCCAATCCGGTATGCAGTCAGTTGATAACAACTTTCTGCGTGAGAGTGATCCAAGAATGCCTCTCTTTTCTGAGAAGCAATCGAAAGTATCTTTTGGTCGCGGTTCCTGATATAGAAGGGCCGCTTAAAAACTTTTAGGAGTTAATTATGTCTAGTGTTTTTAATCCCGGCCCTACCGGTTTTTTGCCGGTAAACCTGCTAGGTGGGCGTGTTTACTCAGGTGCCACTCGTTCTATTCCGATTGTCTCTGGCTATGCTCAGAACATCGGTTTTGGTGATCTGGTGACTGTTGCTAGCACCGGTACCATTGCTCGTGTTGATACCGCTTCTGGTGCTAAGGCAGCTTTTGCTCTGGCTCCTGTTGGTATTTTCCTTGGATGCAGCTTCACCGATCCTACCTTGAAGTACAAGCTATTCGATCAGAATTGGGCTTCTGGTACCGTAGCTTCTGATGCAGTTGCTGTCATTGTTGACGATCCCGATGCTATTTTCGAGATCACTCTAACCAATGCTTCTGGGGACCGCTACACCGCAAGTGCAGCTACTCAGTCCACTGTTGGCAACAACATCGGCTACTATCAGCCTGCTACTTTTGTAAATGCAGGCGGCAACAGCACCGTGTCCGCTAACTTTGCTTCAGTCAACACTACCAACACACTGCCCTTCCGGGTTGTCTCTATTGTGCCGGAAAGTGTTCTGCCTGATGGCACCTTTACGCGGGTTCAGGTTATCTACAATGCCGCGATGCACTTCTACCGTCAGGCTACTGGAATCTAAGGAGATATAATCAATGGCTGCTATTTCACGCGCTCAGTTACTTAAAGAGCTACTCCCCGGCCTCAACGCCCTCTTCGGTCTGGAATATGATCGTTATGGCGAAGAGTGGAAAGAACTGTTTGAAGTTGAAAGCTCTGACCGTTCCTTTGAAGAAGAACAGAAGCTCTCCGGTTTCGGTGCTGCTCCTGTTAAGAACGAAGGTTCTGCCATTTCTTATGACACCGCACAGGAAGCATGGTCTACTCGCTATACCCATGAAACCATCGCTCTGGGCTTCTCCCTGACCGAAGAAGCTGTGGAAGATAACCTGTATGATTCTCTGTCTGCTCGTTATACCAAGGCGCTGGCTCGTGCTATGTCCTACACCAAGGAAGTCAAGGGTGCCAACATCCTGAATAACGGCTTCAACAGCAATTACGCTGGTGGTGATGGCAAGGAACTGTTCTCTAACGCTCACCCGTTGGTCAATGGCTCTACCCTGTCTAACGTCCCGTCTACTCCGACTGATCTTAACGAAACCTCTCTTGAGAATGCCGTTATCCAGATCAGCCTGTGGACTGACGAGCGTGGTCTGCTGATTGCAGCAAAGCCGAAGAAGTTGGTAATCCCGCCAGCCCTTCAGTTCGTGGCTACTCGTCTGTTGGAAACCCAGCTTCGTGTCGGCACCACCGACAACGACGTGAACGCTATCGTGAACAACGGCAGCATTCCGGGTGGTTACACCATTAACCACTTCTTGACCGACACTAACGCTTGGTTCCTGCAGACCGATGTTCCGAACGGCATGAAGCACTTTGTACGTGCTGCGTTGAGTACTTCGATGGACAGTGATTTCGACACCGGGAATGCTCGCTACAAGGCTCGAGAGAGGTACAGCTACGGCTGGAGCGATCCCCTGTCGATGTTCGGTAGCCAAGGCTAAACCCAGCAAAATCAAGGGTTTGAGAGGGGCTTCGGCCCCTTTCTTTTTGTTTGCGAAAAGGCTTGTGATTTAATCACAAAGAGCGTAATATAACCTTCGTCAACTAAATAACGGAGGTTTCCAGTGAAAAACGTAATCTATGTGATTCGTAATGTGGTCAACGGTAAATTCTATGTAGGCAGCACCGTTGATGCTCGTGTGAGGTTCCAAGCGCACAAAAGGCGGTTAAAAAAAGGAACGCACCAAAGCCCTCATCTGCAAGCCGCATGGAATAAGTACGGCGAGGAATGTTTTAAGTTTGAGGTAGTGGCTAGCGTTGAGGATAGGGACGAGTTACTCGCCGTTGAGCAAGTTTGGTTAGACGAACACGCGGGAAAGACCCATTGCTACAACTGGGCTGCAGATGCTAGCGCCCCAATGCGAGGAAAAAAACATACTTCTGAAGCCGTAGCTAAAATGTCGCTAAAACATGTGCCCAAAGGTGAAGAGCACTACCGTTTTGGTAAATCGCTAGAGGAAGAAGTTAGGAAGAAAATAGGAGACACGCAGAGGGGTGTACCTAAAGCGCCGGGGCGAAAAGTTTCGGAAGAAGGCAGAGCCAACATAGCGGCTGCAGCAAAGAGAGGTAAAGAGTGCCATTTTTATGGCAAGCGGCCCACAAACGCCGACGACCTACAGAAAGCTGTTCATGCGGTACTTCCAGATAGGACAACCAAGGTGTATAGCAGCCTTACGGAAATGCGAGACACACTGGGGCTAGCTATAGGAACAATCATTCGCGCCTGTAAGTCGGGTAAACCTATTGTGTTTGGCCCCCACGCCGGTTGGGTGCTGTCGTATGTGGATGGAGAAAGAAACTTAGCTCCAGAAATCCCAAAGGAATACTTAGCCTATCCACGCACTAGACAAGAGGCTAAAGCTACCGGGGCCAAACACTATTTCACAGGTATTCCCTGCGATAGAGGCCATATCTCTCCACGTAAAACAAAAGGCACATGCGTTGCTTGTATGAAAGAAGACTACAAAAAGGACAATGACAGGCGCAAACAGAAGATGCTTGACACCCCCTGAAAACTGGGCTATAAGTACCCTAAATCTGGGATTTCTTTAATTGCCTACTCGACTGACCCAGCAGATTCGCACAAGACGATAGGCGCAAGTGCATGAGGTTCTTATGAGCTTTTCAACCTTTTCCGGGCCAATCCGTTCCGGTACTATCCGTGAAGGATCAGCCAATAACTGCGGCGTAGCCGTACTGGTTCAGACCAAAGCCCTGCCTGCTGCTGCAGGTGCTACCACCGTCGCCGTTCTTCCGGCAGGTTCACAGATTCTGGATGTCATCGTTGATACCACCACGGTATTCAATGCAGCGACCACGCTGAAGATTGGTACTTCGTCTAACGACGACGAGTTTGTAACCTCGACAACCATCACCACTGCAGGCCGTAACGACCTGTCCTCTACCTATCAGCCTCTGACTTTTATCAACATAGGCACTTCTGATGTTGCTGTGATTGCGACCACCGCTGGCACCGCTGCTACTGGCGCGGCCCATGTAACGATCATGTATGCACAGAAGGCTTCCAATGGCGCTGAAGACCCTGCCACTCCGTAAGGAGGTTCGGGTGGATTTACAATCAATAATTGATGTTGTTGTTGGTACAGCAGGAGTCATATTCGGTTGGCTATTCAAGATCGTTTGGGATGCCATCAGGGAACTCAAGGATGATATGAAAGAGACCAACCGATTGATCCATGAAACATACGTGCGTAAGGACGACTACCGCATAGAGATGGCAAAGATCGAAAATATGTTTCAGCGTATTATGGACAAATTGGACGAGAAGGCTGACAAATGACCATGCCCTCTCGTGGTGTTGCTAAAATTCAAACTAAAGCTACAGGTGATGCTATGAAATGTGGAATGAAAAAAGGCGGTGAAGCTATGCCTATGGGCAAGAAAGACCCCCGCAAAACCGCTCCTTCTAACTCCAAGAAGAAGAGCTCTAAGATGTCTCTAAAGGGCAACCCTATGGACAAGGCCAGCTTGGGCCGTGCTGAGTCTGCGAGTGGTATCCCCGGTATGATGGGTAAAGGCTATGCCAAAGGCGGTATGATCGACGGCTGCGCCAAGAAGGGCAAAACCAAAGGTAAGATTTGCTGAGGCACTATCATGGCTAGGAAAAAAGTTGAGATGAAGACGCGGCCTAGGCTGAAGGCTTCTACCTTTGCTGATGATATTATTGAGCGTAAAAAAGGCAACTTCCCTACTACCAGCGAAGGCTCTGGTAGGGCTACGTCTAAGCCTGTTTCTACTGCTCTGGATGAACCTTCAGCTAGACCCCTAGCCAAGCGTGGTAGAACCGAAGTTACTCGTCCGGGTCGTCCTTCTATGGATGTTGACGGCAGGCAGAAGCGCCTGCCCGGTTTTAAGGATGTAACAGGCCCCGCAGAACGAGTAAGCAAACCTTCGTTACCGGCACCAAAACCTACTGCAACAACAGCGCCAAAAACGGGCCGAAATATAGGCACCATGGGGGCTAAGGGGTTGGCGGGGCTTGCGGCCTTAGCCTATAGTCCGGCTGTTGGAGAGGGCTCTGATAAGCCTCGTAATTATCCGGGTGAAGGCTTATCACAAGTTGGGCCTAATAAACCAGCAGCACCTGCAGCCACCACCCCTGCTCCTAAACCATCAGCGCCTAAACCAGCAGCGCCTAAACCATCAGCGCCTAAACCAGCAGCGTCAAAACCCGCTCCTAAACCAGCGGCAGCTAGGGCTTCATTAAAACCTGTACCGAGAGCCTCTAAGCCCTCTAAGGCGGATACAGAACGCGAGGAGTTTATAACTGACCTACGTGCATCAGCGCGTAGAATGCGCGATACTTCCTCAGAGATGGCTTCATCCACAGGGCGTATGAAAGAAAAGATGGGTGAGTTTGCTGGTAGCTTCAAAAAAGGTGGTTCAGTAAAATCCCGAGGCGACGGCATCGCACAACGCGGAAAGACTAAAGGGAGATTCAGATAATGGCTGGTAGACCACAGGGGGGCGGTGCCCCCCAACAAATGCAGAACCAAATGCAGAACCAAATGCAGGGGATGCGTCAAGGGATGGCAGGTATGCCCTCACAAGTTCCGGGGGCTAATTTAGCCGCTCCGGGGGGTATGACTAAGCCTGCTGTTATGCCTCAAGGTTTTATGGACGCTCCGAATGGTCCGGGGGGTATGCAGCAAGGTATGACTAAGCCCGCTGTTATGCCTCAAGGGATGGCGCGGCCAATGCCTATGCCGGGTCCGGGTGGAGCGTCGGGTATGTTTCCTGTAATACCTCTTGAAGAACAACCAGCTATGCCACAAGGCCAAGGTTTGATAAATCCAGACCCCGCTCAGGTACAGGCGATGTTTCAACAAGCGCAGGCACAGCAGGGTATGAATGTAGGGGCGTATCAACCTCAGATATCCCAACCGTTGCCACCTGCTGCTCCGCAGCCACAGATATCTCAGCCCTTACCGCCCGCTGCTCCGCAGCCGCAGATGTCGCAGCCTCTTCCACAAGCGCAGCCTATGCCGCGCCCGATGCCGCGCCCGATGCCACAAGGTAGACCACAGATTATGGGTAATCCCACTGCTATGCCGTTGCAGCGTTCACAGTTTAAGGGTAGGCGATAGTCATGGCTAAGTCTCCAGCTTGGCAAAGAAAAGAGGGGAAAGACCCAAAGGGTGGGCTTAATGCAAAAGGCCGCGCTAGCGCCAAAGCACAGGGAATGAATCTGAAGCCCCCCGCCCCTAATCCGAAAACTAAGAAGGACGCAGGCAGAAGAAAGTCATTTTGTGCCCGCATGAGCGGTATGCCCGGTCCTATGAAAGATGAAAAAGGTAAGCCAACGCGGAA